GCCTGGAGGCGATGACGCCAACGGCTTTGCATTGAACTTGCTGGTAACAAAAGCAGTTGACGAAGCTGGTCAGCGTTTGTTTCAAGCCGGTCAAATTGACGAACTGAAAAACGATGTGCTTGACGCCGATCTTCAAGCCATGATGTTGGCGATTATTACCAATCCCGAGGAGCAGCAAGAACTAGACATGAAAAGCGTTAAAGGCTGAAGTTAAAAAGGACAATTTGTTGTTACTGCAGCTTGGTGTGGCAAAAGAGCTGGGCTACACGTTAGCCCGGCTTAATCGTGAGGTAACACTGGAGGAGCTACTGATCTGGTCAAGTTACTTTGATCTACAGAACGAAGAACAGGATCGTAGACTGAAGCAACGCCGTAGGTAAATCGTGTCGGTTGTCGCCAACGTTGCTATTAACGTGGACAGCCGCAATGCGGTTAGCAAGCTGCGGCAGGTGCAATCGCAGTCGCAAGCAACAGAGCGTGCTGTAGGTAATCTTGGCGCTGCTGTTGGCAAGCTTGCTGCTGCTCTTGGTGTTATCCAAGCAGCACGTTTTGTTTTTATCAAAACTGCTGAGCTTGAAAGCCAAACGCGCAGCCTTCAAGTATTAACGGGCAGTGCAGAAAAGGCTGGCCAGATCATTAAAGATCTGCAACGTCTTGGTGCTGTAACGCCATTTACAAGCTCTGAGCTGATTGATTCAGCAAAGCGCCTGCAAGCATTTGGCGTTGAAACCAACAAGGTTGTAGAAACAACGCGCAGGCTGGCAGATGTCAGCGGCGCAACAGGCGCTGAGCTGCAAGGGCTTGTCACTGCCTACGGACAAGTTCAGGCAAAAGGCAGACTGCAGGGGGAAGAGCTTCTGCAGTTCCAAGAGCGTGGTGTTGCCTTACAACAAGAGCTTCGCAAGCAGTACAACCTGAGCGGCAAAGAGTTCCAAGACGCATTACAAAAAGGCAAAATCAGTGCCGAAGCTATTGAGTTTGCGATTCAAAAACTAACTGAAACTGGCGGGAAATATGCAAATGGCGCAATAGCACAAAGCGACACGCTCAGTGGCAGGCTGAGTACATTGCAGGATGGTGTTGAAGCATTGGCCCGCAGAATCGGACAGGTTTTGACACCTGCGCTTAAAGCAATATTCAACCAAGCGATTGCCGTTGTAGATGCCATAAATGCCGCAATAGCTGCTGGAAGAGGTGGGGGGTTTACGAGAAACGTTGCGGGCGCTAGACAGTTTTTGAATATTGGCGCAACAAGTCAAGCTATACAGAATATTGAGAAAGGAATTGGGCAGGTAAGTCCTCAAAAAAACAAAGCGGGAATTGAGCAAAATCTGCAGGCTCTGCAACAATATCAACGGCTACTTCAAAGCATAGGTCCCAATGACCCGAATGCCAGCCGCGCAGTTCAGCTTCAAGGCATTATCTTGCAAAAGATAAACCAAAATATTGAGGCACAAAAACAATTGCAAGCTGGCGCTCAGCAAACACAAAAATTATTCACTCCGCCACCCTTAGGCGCTGGCGAAAGTGAAGGCGCTGACAAAAAAAAGAAAGATAAAGCTGCAGAAGAAGAGGCACGTTTACAGGCTCGCATCCGTGGACTGCAAATTGAAACTGAGGCAGCTAAACAACTTTCTTTGATTAGGGGCAAAATCACCCAAGCTGAAATTGCTGGAGACAAACAACTTGCTGCTCGGCTGCAAGGCGAAGAGCGTAACCAGCAAATTCTTATTGAATATCAGAAATCGCTTGAAGGTGTTACTGACGAACGCGAACAACAAGCGCTGTTAGCAAAGGCTTTGGCAGACATTGATGCTGCAGGCATTGAAACTGCTATTGATCTAGAAAAGCAGAGGTTAGAGGTTATCAAAGAGCAAAACGCTGAGCTGTTTAAGCGTGCTGGGCTTCAAGCGCAAGACAAACTACCTGAAGGCGCTGGCGCATTTGATCCGTCTTTGCCTGATCTTCGCGTGAGTCCAGCAGAGCAGCAGATCGCTAAATACCGTCAAGAACTAGAAGAACTTACAAAATCAATCAACATTGCCATTACAGGTGCTGACGCGATTGGCGATGCCTTTGGTCAAGCATTTGCAGACATCGCCACTGGCGCAAAATCAACTCAACAAGCTCTTGCTGATGCCTTTAAAAGCATTGGTCAAGCATTTATACAAATGGCGACGCAGATTATCGCCAAACAAATTGCTATGATCACTTTCCAAACAATCTTAAAAGCTCTGGGTGGGGGTGAATCTTTCAGCTTTAGTGGAGACGGACCTTATCAACTGCCCGGCGGTGACGGTTTTATGGAAGGCTTTACCGGAGCCAACGTCTTCGCCGAAGGTGGTTTTGTCACCGGCCCAACCCGCGCACTAATCGGTGAAGGCGGTGAACCGGAGTACGTCATCCCGCAATCCAAAATGTCCGCTGCAATGTCCCGTTACTCGCGTGGCGCCCGTGGCGAATCCGTCATTCCCGGCAACGGCACTAGCACCGAAGGCGGCGGCGCAGCAACTGCAACGATGCAGCCAATCGACGTTCGCTACAGCGTTGAACGCATTAACCAAGTGGATTATGTTACCGCCGATCAGTTCCAAACTGGTATGCGGCAAGCAGCTGCCCAAGGCGCCAAACAGGGCGAGCAGCGTGCGCTGAACAGCTTGCGTCAAAATACGACTACACGCCGTAAGGTTGGAATCTGATGGCAGAATCACTTGCCTTTGCGCAGTACCTAACGCTTAAAAGCGCGACTGGAACCGTGCGGTACAACTTTCAAAATTACTGGGTAAATGAAGACGCGCTAGGCAAAGATGGTTTAACCGTCTACGGCTTTATGCCTTTTGCGTTTAGTGGGGTTACTGTCACCAAAACTGGCGACAACCAGCCTGCCACCTTGGGTTTTCCAAACAACAGCCTTAGTCGTGGCTGGGGCGAAACCGCAGTGCAAGAGGTGTGGATCGCACAGGTGCAGACGGTCTTGGTCAATCCAGATAGCAAGCCTGACTACACAGTGCTATCTGAATATGTCGGACAAATTATTAACGGCACTTGGGATGAATCCAGTTTGCAGTTGAATATGGCTTCCGTGCTCGATGCTGTTGGTGCGGATATACCACGAAAGCGCTTGACCCGTCAGCTTGTGGGTAATCTGCCGCTTACCAGTCGAATCCGCCTGACGTGATCAACTTAATCGGTCGCCCGTATCGACTTGGTGCAAGTGGCGGTGAAAGCGATAGGGCAATCGACTGCATCCACCTTGTCTTTGCGGTGCATGACCGCCTGGGTCTTTGGCATCCGCCCACTAATCCAGCTTGGTACGGCGAAAACAAAATGCTGGTGGGACGGGACATTTTGAAGACATGGCGACGGATAGAGGAGCCGGTCTACGATGGTGACGTGCTAATGACAGCGCACCCACGGGTGGCGTTTTCTGTTTTCTGGGATCAGGGATGTCTGTACATCAACCAGCATTTACAGGCGGTCGCATGGTGCCCGCTGGGCATGATCCAGTACACCCACTGCTTCCGTTCGAGAAGCGCTTGATTGAGGAGCTGGGTCTTAGCGAGGAAGAGTACAGACAGTTTTCGGCAGCGGTACGGAGCAAGCCTTACATAAGGCCAGCGGATTACGCGCATGTGCCAGATGTGCGTAATTTTGAAGTTGTTGCAATTGTTAGCCTTGTTCTTGGTTTAGCCAGCACAGCAGCTTCCTTTTTGCTGGCACCAAAACCGCAACAACCTGACGCATCAAGAATCCGCACACGTCAGCTTGGCGGCAAAACCGGACGCGACGTATTTACGCCAACTTCCGGCTTTGATTCGCTGCAGGAGCTGGCAAGTTACGGAACAGCAGTGCCAATTGTTTTTACGCGCCAAGAACCACACGTTGATAGCACTGGTGTTTCTTACGTCAGTGGTGGCGTATTGATTTCCCCCCTGTTGGCATGGTCCCGCGTTCGCAGCTGGGGCACTTATCAGGTTGCAGATCTTGCATTTGTTGCCGGTCAAGGCTCAATGGAGAAGCCCGATCTGGCTGGCATTTTTCTCGGCAATATCCCAATTGATGCGCTATACGATCAATTTTACGAGTTTTACTGGAACGCTGGCTACGAAGTACTTGGGCAAGGCAGTCGCTTGCGTACTTACAACTTGCGTTATGGAGATTTTGCGTTAAGTGGGCTAAGTGATCGCGGCAGTGATGAACAAGCGTTTGTCTGCCCTACTGCTTTAGGAAGTGCGCAGCCTGGGTTTAGTGGTGCATTTATGCCCACTTCTCAAACAAAATTTGGCGTTTTTAGCGGCGTCCAAAACGGTACAGCATATCGACCCGACTGGAAAATTATTTCGATTCCAGAAGAATGGGACTCAGATCAAAAAGGTGATGCACGAGAAGAACTGAAAAAGTATGTAACTCGTTACCTGCGTATATTCCACCCCTATGGAAGGGAGGGGATGCCTGGTACGGGGGTGAATTTTGCTTCACGGATAGGCATTGTTTTGCACAAATCAGCGGCTACGGGGGCGATAACGACAGTTGAAACCCGCGCAATTTACGATGGCTCTACTAAAGATCCAATCCGCTGGGTAGATTTGAAAAAAGATGTCAACGTAGAGATTGGCGATGAAATTACCGTAAGTTTGGGCAAAAACAGACAAGACAAAACGCCATTTGAACTTAAAGCTGCAAACGCACAACAACGTGTCAAAGCGGATGACGTGCGCAATGCAGTTGAATCAAATCTTTCACGAGCAGATCAAATTTTGCGTCGCGGATCTACCGTAATGATCGGCCGTACGATGTGGCAAGTGCTTGAAAGGACGCCAGACGAGTACTACCGACCGGCGTTGTCAAAAACTGGCGGTATTAACATAAGACTAAAATGTATTGAAGCTTGGGGCGAAGCCACAAAAAAAATTGGTATTGTCGCGCAGAGCGCAATACAGCGAGAAAACTACATTCCGTATGCTGCCCCGTTTGATGATATTGACGAAGCATGGTACCCAATCCTTAAATACGAAACAGCAGTCGTACAAAACACTCGCCGTTGCGATGTAACTGAGATTGGCATCAAGTCTCGCGTCTGGTGCCGCTTCAATAACATTACGAATTTCAATACATTGCCAACGCCTTACGAGCTTGCCGGTGGCAGGAAAAATAAAGATAAAAGCTATAACGCTCGAAATGTCATACTTAGGGAAGGTAAACTTACTAAATATGCGCATCGAGTTTCTTTCTTCGCCTTAGATGTTCGTCCAGCAAATAGCGACGCAAGCCGCAATGCAACTGACAATGAGGGGTGGACATTTTTAGGCCCCTATTTGTTTGCTGTCCTCGGTAACGCTCCTGTAGATATTTACTCTTTTATCCGTATCCAGCATCCCGAGCGTGGTCAATACGAATATCGCTTTAGACCTTTTAATAGCGCTTGTTTTGCCCACCAAGGCGACGGAGGTTTTGAAGTTTTCAAGCTTGACGGCGCGCATCCAGGCTTGCGTAATTTAACGGCAGATGGAGGCTACCCGAGTGGTTGGCCAACGTACTTAGGCAGTTTTTCCGTATTTGCTCGCGGGGAATATATCCGTCCACGCGACTGGTACTATCACCGCGAAATGGCTGGAGATCCAAGCCAAATTGATCCCGACGAAGATGGTATCGTCGATTTGTCTCTTGCTGGATTCAAGGTCGTTGGCGCTGGATCTGGAGATGTCAACCTTGAGGCTGTATTAGCGGCAGAAAACACTCCTACTTTTGCTATTGACTCGCCAATTAGCAAATGGACACTCAGCAATATCCTAAGCAACGCTTTAGGTGTAGATCCTTACTTCAGTAATTTGCCAAATGGAACAGTGCGTCAACTCACAGGCTGGACTGCTCAAGCGGCAGAACTTGGCAACCGTTCTATCGTCATGCAGGTGACCCTTCAGTCTTATCAAGAAGCGCATCCAGAGGGACGGGCTAGGAACAAGTGGTGGAGAATAATCGGTCATACCGTATCAAGTAAAACAGGTACATGGTCAGATGGCGATCAATTTGTCAAATACTCAACCAATGTCGCAGGATACAGGTTTAAGTTTGTTTACACTTACAAGGCAACATTCATCACAGAAGGAACAGATGAAACGCCAGCCACCAGACTGTTCCAGCGGTTTAGCGGTATCGCCGAAGTTTCTCACTACAACGATCTCATCACAAGAAGCTGCGATGACGCGCCAGAGCATGAGGTGATTTATGTCAACGAATGTCTAGACGAAGACTCAATACCACAGTACGAGAACTGTGCGATGGCGGGGTTGAAGCTTAGGTCAACTGAAAACTTTAATCAGCTAGATCAACTTCGGTGCTTTATGCCAAACGGCGTTGAAGTAGAACGCCTTACGGAAGGAGGAACTGGGTCAAGCAATCTGCTAACAGACCTGCTCTGGTATTTATGCACAGATACCGATACAGGCGCCGGCAGCATAATTAGCTCAGAACTGCTTGATCGTGAAGGACTGGCAAGAACCGGAAGCTACTTGAAAGCCAATAGATTTTTCTTTGATGATGCAATTACTGAACCAACCAATTTGCGCTCGTGGCTTGCAGGTGTTGCTCCGAGTGTTTTGTGTAATACCACATTAAAGAACGGACGTTTTTCCTTGGAGCCAGCGTTGCCTTATGACTCTAGCTACCAAATTAGCGGAACAAGCCCAGTAGCAATTAGCGCAATGTTTACCGAAGGAAACATTATTGAAAACAGTTTTGCGGTTGATTGGCTTGAGCTTGAAGAACGCAAAATGTTCCAGGCTGCTATTGTCTATCGCTGGACCGGACTGAATAAATTTCCTGAGCAGCAAACAATAGTTCTGCGCTACACAGAGGATGGGGAAAAACCCATAGAAACATTTGAATTTCCTCATATTACTGGCGACGATCACGCACGCCAAGTTGCCAGGTACTTCTTGGCAATAAGAAAACACGTTACTCATACAATTACTTTCAAGACTTTGCCTTGGGGTCTTCAGTTGGCGCCAGGTAATTTTATTCGTGTTGCCACAGAAATGAGTCCCTATAGCCCTACTAACAACGGCATCGTCAAGGAAGACGGCACTGTATTGGCAGTTAATGAGCTAGCGGACGGCAATTACAGCGTCTATTACTGGGATCGCAGTCAAACCGAAGTCGGCACCGGAACTCTGAGTATCGCCAACGGCATTGCTACTAACTTGCGCAATACTGTATTTTCTGTTGTAAATAGTAATGTCACAAATCAGGTGTATCAGGTTGAGGCATTGGATGTAGACACCGACGGCATCGTCACCGTAAAAGCCAGCAACCACCCGGTAGACTCAAATGGAGCCAGCTTGATCGCAAGAGACGTACTGGATCTGGATCAGCGGTTTACGGTTGTTGACGCCTCATTTGACTGATGGCCTTCCCATCTTTGCCACCTACCAGTCGGGCTTTTGCTGCCGGTGACTATCCGTACAAGAAATTTCAAGCGCAAAACGGAAAGGAAGTACGAATTTTGTACGGTGACAAGCGCACTGGCATGACACTTGATTTGTCTTACGACAACATTGCCGATACCGCTGCCGACGATTTCATCGCGCATTACGACGAAACCAAGGGCGGGTTCAGCAGCTTTACATTGCCCACAACCTTTCGGGCAGGCTGGAGCGGCGATGCAACTGCGATTGACGCTTCCACTGGCAATCAATGGCGTTACGAAAGCCCTCCGCAAATCACGTCTGTGCGTCCTGGGATTAGTAGCGTTACAGTGAAGTTGGTGGGTGTTCTCTAATGGCCAAAGTATTTACTGGCAAAGATGGCGCCCTGTTGATTGACGGTGCTACGCAACTGAAGGTCACGAACTGGACGTTGACCGGCAGTGTGGAGATGCTGGAAACCACCAGTCTTGGCAACGCACAGCGCACCTATGCCCCTGGCGTGCAGGAATTTAACGGTAGCGCCACGCTTCTGTATTACAGCGATGATGCTGAGCGCAACGATGCAGCAACCGCATTGCGCAAAGTTTTGAAGGTTGACGGCGTAAGCGACGGAGACACCGTAACCATTCGCCTGCGTCTCGTTCAAGGCAACACAAACCACGACGTTTCTTTTACTGCCTACATCACTAGCGTTTCGTTTGGCGCCAGCGTCGGCGAAATCACATCAGCACAAATTAGCTTCCAAACAACCGGAGCACTGAGTGAGGTGACGTTGTAATGGGAATTTACCTCGGGAATATCGGCAACATTGAGCTGACACGCAAGTCGCTGGAAGGTTCCAAAGAGTCTGTCGTTAACCCGTCGGATGTTAACGGTACACGTAATCGCTTTAGCTTTGATTTCAACGAAGGCTTTCTAATTAGCGGTGATCTTGTTGCCATCAGCACGACAGACGGCACCGATCTCGATTTTGTATCGCCTAGCGGCTGGAGCGACGGTACTGTCCACGAAAGCGGGAAATGGTACGTCTTTGTTGATGAGCTTGGCGGCATCCGCCTGTACGACAACTTCAACGACAGTCTTGAGGGCAGTAGTGCCGGACTTGTTGAGCTTGCGGATATCAGCCGTGATATTCCAATTAAAGTTGAAGTTGAAGATTTTGCGGGCAGGTTACTGGCGTCAATTAGCGACTACGAATTGAATACAACACGGGAAACGGTCGATATCACAACACTCTCGGACGAGCACCGTCAGCAGTACAGCAGCCTGATCAGCGGCAGTGGTCGACTTACGGCGCAGTGGGATTACGTCAATGAGTCAAATCAGGAGCCTGTGCATTACCTAATGCAGCTTGTACTTCGCACGGAAATTGGCTCAGCATTTCACGCAAAGTTTTTTATTAAAACTGACGGCGCTACAGCAAGCGCAGGATCGTTTGCTGGTACTCAAGCCAATGATCAGCTTTGGTGGGAATTTGATGCGATCGTGACAAGTAGCGCTACAAGCTTTGCACCGGGCGACATTGTGGTCTCAACAATCGACTTTGTAGCTACCGGACCAATCCGCTTAAGAGCTCAAACAATTCCGCGTTACAAGCTGCTGCAAGAGACGGGCGATCCTATCGTGCTGGAGCAAGGCGGAGGCTATCTCCTCCTAGAAGAGAACGAAGGCTAAACTAAGTACACCGGAACGAGAGGCTAGCTGTGTCTGACCTGAAGATCAGCGAATTACCCCAGCTAGCTGGGGCAAATCTTGCAGCCAACGACCTGCTAGCCGTCGCTGATATCAGCGCCAGCGAAACCCGCAGCATTACGATCTCGGACGGCATCGGCAAAGCTGTCACGCTGATTGCCGATGACACGATCCCGAGCGCAAAAATCCTATTCGCTGCTGGCTCAGTTCCTGGCAACGCAATTGAAAGCGAGACGGTTAATACTTCCCAGCTCGCTAACGACGCCGTAAGCGCAGCCAAGCTTGGCGATAACTCTGTAACGCGCCTTGTTAGCAGCCTGCCTGCAACAGGTGATTTTGTAGGTCAGTTCGCCTTAGACACCGACGATCTCAAGCTTTACTGCTGGAACGGATCTACTTGGCAAGCAATTAAAGCTGGTGGTTCTGTAAATACTGTTATTGGCGGCAGCGAAGGCGTCGTAAATGTCACTGTTGCACAAACTGGCGATAGCGTCACGCTTAACACGACGCTTGACGCGACAAGTGCTGCCGGTCAATTTTTGGCTGGCCCTAGCGGAAGTGCTGGCAGTGTTAGTTATCGCGTAATTGTGGCGGCTGATCTGCCAAAAGCCACTACAACGGCAAAAGGTGCTGTTCAGGTCAATGGTAATGGCCTGACGATGAGCGGTGATCAAATTTTGATCGACAATACGGTCACGCAAAACTCCAGTGAGTACCATTTAACGCAATATACATCCAAGGGATTAGTAACCGCTGGACGTTTAATTACTGCAGCAGACTTGCCCGCTGCAGGGACGGGTACACTTGGCGCTGTATTTCCAGGTACTGGCTTATCCGTCAGCGCCGCTGGTCAACTTAACCATATCAATACGGCTACAACTGGTACTTACCCAAAAGTAACAATTGACGCCCAAGGCCATGTGACCAGCGGAGAAAGTTTAATTGCTTCTGATATTCCAGATTTGCCAGCAACCAAGTTGACAACCGGCGAGCTTAACGCCACGTTGCTGCCGACGAATGGTATTGAAGGCAGCAAGCTTGCGAACAATTCAGTCACCAAGATCGGCGGTGCTGGCGCGACCGATGGCGTTGTTGTATTCCCAACTGCTGATTACAACGGGCAACTTTTTTACGACTCATTAAATAACGATCTTTATTTGTACGATGGTAACGCTTGGCAGCCTGTCACTATTACCGCTGGCGAGATTATTTTTGCAGGTACTTTTGATGCTTCTGCAGGCTCTGGTACGGGTCTGATTGATACCTTAACGACTGCTGGATCAGCATTGGGGCTCAGTTCTGGTGATGCACTCCCACCAGCATCATCAACGAATAACCGTTATTACTTCGTTGTTAGCACTGGCGGCACAATTACAAGCGGTAACGCACCGAATGTAACGCTTGCACCGCCGGACATGATTTTGTCCGATGGAGTTGCTTGGACTGAAGTTGATGTGTCTACGACTGTGGTGGCGCAACAAGCAACCAGTATTTCGCTTAACCCTGCTACAGGACTAAATGGAACCACCGTACAAAGTGCTCTTGAAGGCTTGCGCGATGGTAAAGCAAACAAAGCCGGAGATACTTTTACTGGCAATGTAACACTGAACAATGTCAATTTGGTATTTGATACCAGCGGCAGTTTTAATACCACGCTGACCTCTGCCGCCAACAATACCGCAGATCGCACGATTACTATTCCAGCTCAGGCTGGAACGATGCTGGTTAGCGGTAACGCCAGTATTGTTAATGCAGATATTAGTGCATCGGCTGCAGTTGCTGTTAGCAAGCTGGCAAACGGCACAGCGCGTCAACTGCTACAAACAAACGCCGGTGGTACAAGTGCAGAGTGGACCAGTAATGTTGATATCCCTGGCACGCTTGATGTAACTGGTGCGGCTGTATTTGATTCAACGCTTTCAGTTACTGGAGCGGCAACTGCGCCTAGGTTTATTCCTAGCGGAAGCACAGTGCCGACCAATGGCATGTATCTAGCTGCTGCCAATAATTTAAGCTTTGCCGTCAATAGCACCAAGCGTCTACTTATTGATGCAAATGGCAAATCCTTCTTTGAAACAAAAACTGGCCTCAATGGCGGAGGCTTAGTCATAAGAAGCGGAAGCAGTTCCGCCTACTCAGCAATGGAATTTACGTTTGGTGATATCGGGCTTGGCAATTATTGCAGTATTGAAGCTTTGACTGGTGATTTAAGTACCAGTAATGTGCTACTAAACATCAAAGGTGCTGGCATCAGGTTTAACGCTTCTGGGTCCTATGACGTTGAAATAAATACAAGTGGCGATCTTTCTGTAGTTGGTTCAACAACTGCGGGAAGCTTTATTGCAAGCGGCAGCACTGTTCCAACAAATGGCATGTATTTGCCTTCTGCAAATACTCTAGGTCTTGCGGCTAACAGTACTGAACGCCTGACTATTGATAGCAATGGCAAAACCATTCTAAAAACGAAGTCTTCTATTGGTGGCGGTGGGTTTATTGTTGCGCAAGAAAATGCAACAAATAATCCAGCCTTATATTTTGGTCACGTAAGCAGCACCACAACAAATACTATTGTTTCTTATTACAATAATTATACTTCTTACACAGCATTAAATTTTGCAGCTACCTCGTACAAATTTGATGTTGCAAGCGGTGAGGTGCTTAGATTTACAGATGGCAGCGAAGTTTTAATTGGTTATACAAGCGATAATGGTGCATACAAATTGCAGGTTAATAGTCAAATTTTTGCAACAAGCTCTACTATCGCAACTTCCGATGGTCGATATAAAGAAAATGTAGCCACGCTTGGCGGCTGCTTAGATCTTGTTAAAGCTCTTCGTCCAGTCAGCTTCACTTGGAAAGAACAGAAAGACATTACCCGAGTCAATAAAGAAGGCAAGACAGAAGTTGTTAGAGAGGCACATAACTTCCCTGAAGGCACTCAAGTGGGCTTTATCGCTCAAGAGGTGCAGGAAGTGCTAAAGGACAAGCCTTGGTTAGACAGCATCATCAAAGAAAACAAGCGGGCTGCGGTCAAAGATGCAAACGGAAGACAAATTGCACCTGCAGAACAATTTTACGGAATTGCGGAAGGCAATTTGATCGCAGTACTAACCAGCGCACTGCAGGAGGCTGTTGAGCGCATTGAAAGCCTCGAAAGCAAGCTCGCTAACCTTTAAGAGAGGCGCCCGAAATCATGATCACCCCAGCTAGCTACGACATCACGATCCTCCAGAACTCCACCTGGAAGGGTACGTTTCGCGCCACGCAAAATCGGCAGGAGGTGACCAGTATCAGCATTGACGCTGGCACGCCAACCTTCAACTGCGATTGCCACGGGCTGACCGCCGGCGACAAAGTGGTATTCACTGGTGGTACCACGATTCCTTGTGGTTTGACATTGAACACGGTTTACTACGTGATCAGTGCTGGGTTGACCACTGGCGCCTTCCAAGTATCGGCAACAAGTGGTGGCAGTTCAATCAGCGTGACTGGCACTGCAACTGGGACGTTTTATGTTGCTGAACCGCTTAACCTAACGAGCTATGGAGTTGATGCCGATATTCGCGGTCTAATTAACAACGAAAGTATTGGCACATTTACGACATCGGTGACAAGTGCCGCAAATGGCGAATTCCAACTTACGTTGGCTCCAGCTGCAACGGTCGCTTTTGACATCGGACGCTATGGCTACGACATCAGCCTGACTACTGCTGGCGGTGAGCGTTACTATTGGCTTACGGGTGTTGCCACTGTGCAACGTACTTATTCGCGGAACTGATCCATGT